CTTCGTTGAGTGTTATCGCATCTGTGTGCGCGCCACCCTTGACGACATTGTGGAGCATCTTTCTCCACGCGGAACCCGAATAGACCTTGATGGTGTCTTCGGTTGAGTTGTAGATGAGGCGACCCTCAAAATTGCCCTGACCAACACCAGGGTCAGACGCAAGGACCTCAAACGTGGCATTAATGAGTTGGTTCTGATTAAGGTTTAGATTCGTCAAGAACTTCTGAGCCATGTTTACCTCACGTCAAATAGGCGTAACCCGAGAAGGGGGCCGAAAACAGTACAACCACCTGCGAATTACTGTTATATGTTACCTCACCAATGACCACCGTATCTGCAGAATCGACCACAGTTACTTGTGGCTTTCCGCCAAGCGTATGGTTTATCACCCACGTGTTTGATACAGACTGTTGGGCGTGAATATGTCTTCTTACATTTGCCCCAGCAGAACCCATCCGTACAACAACTTGATTTGGAGCATCTTGATTTACGACTACTTGATTTGCTGTATCTTCATTAACAATGACATTGTTTGGGACATTGCTCATCTTGTTACCTCAGGGCTGAGGGTAAAAATGCCTTGAAGTATTCTTGACACAATCCCATCGTTGGAGATTATCTCAATGTCATAAACTCCACTGTGTTCTACTGATGCAGTAACAGATGCAGAAACATCAATTTGTATAACATTTGTTTGTTCTTCTAATGGATTTATTGTCAAGTTACCGTTTTCGGTTGTCAACTCAAGTAAAAAGTTTTCTGATTCCATAGTTCTTCTTACTTGCATCCTTGCCGTATAGTTTTCCAAACTTAGAGGTATAAATGTATTCCCGGTAGGGTCTGCCTCTATGTCAGGTGTTTCAAGTTCAATAGTTCTTACAAACGTTGAGCCCTGTTCGCAAGTGATGTTGTAATTTCCTGCCCTCATGTACGAGCGCTCCTAACTATTTTCAATACAAATTGTAGATTAGGAATGCACCCCAAAAGGTGCAGTTTTCAGACTGCGGAGGCAGAACCCTTATTTGGACCAACATTTTTTAGCCCCATGCTCATCGCAACCGAAAGAGCAACGGCAACTGCGCCAACTTTAAGATTGTCTGTTGAAACAAGTCCATCAAAATCAGCACCAGTTGCAATCCATGCACCAAGATAGCCCTGAAGAAATGTTCTCACTGCTCTCTCTGCTGTATCTTTAACAAATGTTGACATATTTTTCTCCTACTGCTTAGTTATTTTTGGGCAGCATTACGAGCATATCACATTTCTTGATGACATTATTTTTGAAATAACATACAGGTGATGAAAAAACGACATAAACCAACAATTGCATTTTTGACACATGATTGGTCGTGGGGAACTGACCCGTTACAACCAAACGGATGTGCTTGGTATAGATGTGTTTTGCCGTCGCATGAATTAAATAAATTGGGATGGAATACAACAGTTGGATTTCCCGGATTCAATTCAAAACGTGGTTTTGGTTTGTTGATTGAAGGCAACCGAGCTGTTCACGGATGGGACATCGTTGTATTTAAACTTTTAATGCAAAAAGAAGTTCTTCATTCAATACCAATTGCTCAATCGCTTGGACAAAAAATAGTAGTTGATGTTGATGATTGGTTTGATGGTTTGTCAGAATCAAACAGAGCACATTCGGTTACGGACCCTAAAAATAATCCAAATTCAAATAGGGAAATTTACAAACAAATAATTCTTTCAGCAGATGCGGTAATAACATCTACTCCTTTTTTGTATGATTACTACTCCAAATTGCGTAAAAATGTTTTTATGGTAAGAAATGGAATTGATATAAATCGCTGGAAAAAACGACAAATAAATTCAACAAAAAAACTTAAAATTGGATGGGTTGGAGCAACGCATTGGAGGTCAAATGACCTTGAACAATTAAGTTCATTTTTTGGTTCATACATACAATTGCGAAATATTTTATTTCAACATTCTGGACACTTGCTAAACGCACCAAAGGCATCGGATTTGTTGGGCGTAAATGAAAAATTTACAAGACTAAAGCCCCTTGTTCCAATACTTGAATATCCGGTTCTGTTTCGAGATATAGATATTGGAATAGTTCCTCTTAACAATATTGAATTCAATCATGCAAAATCGTTTATTAAAGGTCTTGAATATGCAGCTTCTGGAATTCCGTTCGTGAGTTCTTATTCACCAGAATATCAATATTTATCGGATAATGGTATTGGGAGAATAGCTAGGTCCACAAGTGAATGGGTTTATCATTTGGATGAATTACTTGATTTGTCTATGTTGAAAGATGAAGTAGAGACAACTACAGAAATATTACCTAAATTTTCAATGTCGCAAAGAGGAAAAGACTGGAACAATGTATTCAGAGAAATATTGGAACATTAATAAATAGTCTTAAATAATGTTCTGCTAATATTGGTACTTCCTTCTTGGAGGCTCCATGCTTAAACGGCGCCGCCGTGTCAATAAATCTGCGATTATTATGGCCATCCCAGCAGTCTTTTCTTTGCTGTTTTCGTTTTTCGGTTCTTCAAATCCGGCAATCGCCACGGCTAACTGCAACACCGCCTACTCTGCTTCCAACTTTGTATTCGGCGGAGTCGGGCAAGACAATGCTGGCACGATTCGACTGACCCCGGCAGCGGGCGGCCAGTTCGGCGCCATCTGGAACAAGACCCGCATCAACCTCGCCAACGACTTCTGCCTCACGGCTGAGGTATACCTCGGCGCATCGGACGGGGGCGCGGACGGGATGGCGTTCGTCATGCAACCGAATTCAACGGCGGCTGGCGGCTCGGGCGGTGGTCTCGGATACCAGGGCATAACTCCGTCTTTTGTGGTTGAGTACGACACCTACTGGAACAGCGATGTTTACGACCTGTACAACGACCACGTCGGGTTGATGAAAAACGGAAGTACCTACCACATCGCCGCTTCGCAGTGGGGTCAGAATCCCGTTGACGTCGGCAACATCGAAGACGGTCAGTGGCGCAAAACAAAAATTTTGTGGGAGTCAACGACCGACAAGGTCTCGGTCTGGCTTGACAAAAACTATGACGGCGACATGGACGATGCGGGCGAGAAGTTGTTCGACGCAGTCTCGGTGAACCTTGAAGCCAACTTTAGCGGGGAGGTTTATTGGGGTTTCACTGCCGCAACTGGTGGGGCCAACAACCTTCAACAGGTGAGGAACATCACCTACACGGGAACCGCCCGAGTGAACACCGCTCCGACAGTAGCCACCGCGCCGACAATTGCGGCTTCAATCATCCGGAACACGGCGACAACTGCGTCATTTGTTTTGGCTGATGATGCAACCACTCAGGCACAGTGGACTTTCACAAAATCTTCAAGTAACGCGACGGTGGTTCCGCTTGGTTCTATATCGGCATCTATGTCGAGTGCGACCGCCGGAACTATCACAATAACTGCGGCGACGGCAGGTACATCAAATGTGACGGTAAACGCGGTTGATGCTGACGGTGCCTCGGTTGCGATGACCCTCGTAGTGACGGCGACGGCCCCTTCACTCGAGGTGACCAGCCTTCTTGATGATGGTTCAAGCGGAACCTTGCGCTGGGCGATAACACAGGCAAACGCTACCGCGGGTGGCATTTACGACTCAATTGCTTTCGGGGTGCAGGGCACGATAACGCTGACGAGCGACCTCCCATCAATAACGGCAGGCGTGGTGATTACGGGTACTGGAATCAATACCACGATTATCGACGGGAACAATCTTTACAGAGTCATCACGAACAGTGGCAGTAGAACAATCATCATTGAGGACATGACCCTCAAGCGAGGCAAGAACGCGGCTGGTGGCTTGGTCAACACGAACGGCGGAACCTTCACTGTCGACTCGGTGAAGTTCAGCGAACAGACGGGTAACTCCGCGTGGTTCCAGTCGAACGCGACTGTCACGACCTTCGAGGACTGCGTGTTTGCCAACAACTACGTCGGCATTGGCTCGGACTACGGTTCCACCCCGTCGTCGCTCAGCATGGCGGACGCCGACTACACGAACCGAATCTACATAAACGACGGGATTTTCACGGACAACACCACGGGGATAAGCACCGA